TTTATGAGCGCAGGTACTGGAAACAATGAGTTACCATTCGAAGAAGTAATTTCTGAGTCTTACGCAGACAAATTAAGAAAATACAACGAAGGTTTCTTAATCAATGGTTTCGGAGCAACTGCAGGTCTTAAAGGACAGATTACTTCTGCAAACGGAGCTAACTTACAAGCTGGTACTCCAGCAGCATGGACTCCTGCTAACGCAGTAGAACAAGCATTAGACTTATATGATGCAATCGACGAAGCAGTAAAAGATAGAGATGACTTAATTATGGTTGTTTCTCCTGACGCTTATAGAGCCCTAGTAAGAGGTTTAGTAGCTTCTAACTTATTCCACTATGATTCAGTATCTGGTAACGATGTAGTTATCTTACCTGGAACTAATATCACTGTGGTTAAGTCTTCAGGTCTTGTAGGATCTGACTACAAATTTGCTGGTCCTGGTAAGATGATCTTAGCAGCAACTGGTTTAACTGATGAGTTAGACGCATTTAGATTCTTCTATGATGAAGCTTCTGATGTAATGAAATTTAGAGCAGCTTGGCGTTTAGGTGTCGGTGTAGGTGAAGTAAACCTATTCGGTACTAACGATATGGCGTAAATCAAACTACCAGAGCTACTTAGGTGGCTCTGGTTTTATTAACTAAAAAAAACAATAAGTAACTATGGCATGTAACATAACAGCAGGGGTAACCCTAGATTGCGTAGACCAAAATGGTGGAATCGAAAAGATTTTCATTGCTAACGGTCCCGCAGAGTCTTTTACTGAGTCAGCTGGAGAAATCTCAGCGATTACAGTAGGTGGTTCAGCACTTACACCTAGTGACTTCTTTGAGTTTGAGGTTCCAAGACAAACTAGTTCATTCACAGAAACTATCAATGTATCACAAGAAAACGGTACATTATTCTACGATCAGGCATTAACAATGATTCTTAATAAAAGAGATGCAGCAATAAGAGATCAAATCTTATTACTATCTCAGAACAATGAAATGGTTGTTGTCTTTAAAGACAATAACGGTAAATATTGGTCAGTAGGAGTTGCTCGTGGAGCTTATATGACGGCAGGTACATCTGTATCTGGTGTTGCGTATGGCGATCGTTCTGGTTCTGAATTAACTTTCAGCGGAATGGAAGAACAACCATCATTCGAAGTTACAGGAAGTATAGTTGAGGCATAAGTCTTAAACTAACTAGATAAAACTAAAGAGGGTAGCAGAAATGTTACCCTTTTTTTTATATTAATTGTTTAGGAGAATATGGAGCTGATTTAGCCATTGGCCAATACCTTTCAGTACACCATAAACCATCAACTAGTGTACCATATTTATATGTAATACCATTAATCCAGATTTCTGGTTGATAATGTGCTTCTATATTACATTGCGGATGGCCTTCGACTGCATCATATAAATGACCTTCTACTAGATATTTAACATCAGTTTGTATATTACGCTGGTAACCTAACCTGACACATCCCTCTAACAACTGAGAGACTCGCTGGACATCTCTTGGTCCTATAATAGTTAAATCTATATCATTGGCGGTAGACTCACCCAGGATGCTCCCATGCGTCCACAGCTCATAGTCAGTCCAGTCTAATTCTTTAATTCTATCTAATAATTCTTTAACAATAGGTGAATCTAAACCTGCAAGAGGCAGACTCATACACTCCCATTCACCATATTTTATGTGTTTTATCATATATTATTTATCTTAATTACAACTCACGCTGTTTTTATATTTCTTAATATACAAATACAATTAACTCAAATATGACATCAGTAGTAAACGGTTCATCTAATTACATACAAATGTATTGGAATGGAAATATCTCTCCAAATGGTACAGATTTCTGGACTTGGTTTAGATCTCTAAACACACAAGAGTGGATAGGTCCATTTCCTATATACGATCAATCATATCTAACTAGTAATAAAAGATATAGTCGATGGTTTGCAGATACAAATAGTGATCCTGATTTTGGTAACATAGAACAAAATGGATTTTATCAAGCTGTAACAACTCCAGCATTTGGACCTACAGATAAACCTAGTTTTGGTGTAAAAGAATTAGGTATGTATAAACTAATATGTGATGACGGTGGTGACATAAACACAGAGCCATATATCTCTAATAACGAACAAAGAGAGTCAGATACATACTTTAGACCAAATTATTAAAATATAATATGAGCACAAGAAACCCAGAACAATTATATGCTATCAAAGGACAAACCTTTACAGCACTAGAATTACCAGTCATCTCTGAAGTAAGAGGTAAAGACTATATGAGATTCGGTGGCGATAACCTATTCCCACAAACTATTATTGGATTGTATGATACATCTGCGATTAACGCTACTTGTATTAATGCAATTAGAGATGGTATTGTTGGTGAAGGTATTATAGACTACGGTACAGAGTATATTAACTCTGACGGTGAAACTATTAATGAAATATTTGCTAAGATAGCATTAGATTATACACTATTTGGTGGATATGCAATGAATGTTATTTGGAATAAAGAAGGTAATCGTATAGCGGAAATGTATCATTTACCTTTTGCTAATGTAAGAGCTGCAATTCCAAACGATGAAGACAAGATAACTAGTTACTACTATTCATCTGATTGGACTGCTATTAGAAAATACAAACCAGTAGAATACAGTGCATTTAATGTAACTAACACTAAAGGAGATGATGCATCACAGATATACTACTGTAAATCATATCAACCAGGTCAAGATGTCTATCCACTGCCACCGTATGTATCGGCTATGAACGATATCCAACTTGATGCGCGTATCGCTAGATTCCACAACGCGAACATCTCTAACGGTTTATCTCCATCTATGTTTATTCAATTCAGAAATGGTATTCCTAATCCTGAGGAAAGAGCAGATATCTATCGAGAAATAGAGAATACATTTACTGGCGAAGAGAATGCGGGTAGATTTTTTCTTGGTTTTTCGAGACCTGGTGAAGAAATGGAAGTAACACCAATAGAATCCGCTAACGACGATTACTATCTTTTAGTTGATGCTAGAACAGTTAGTAGAATTTTAACTGCGCATAGAATTACATCTCCTAAATTATTAGGTGTTGTAGATGCATCCGGTTTCTCTAGTAACGCTGATGAAATTATTACAGCTTATTCACACTTTATGAATTCTGTTGTAAGACCAAAACAAACTAAAGTAATCGATACATTTGGTTACTTACTAAACTTATCTGGTTTAAATGTAAGATTAGCTGTGGAACCAGTGCCAATGATTGTTGGTACTAAAGCGGATGATGTTGCAATTGAAGAAGACATAACAAATATAGCAAACGATTAATATGGCGAAGCAAGTACTCTTAGTCTCAGAACAAAGACTAAAACAATGGACTCAGTTAGATGACAATGTTAGACTAAATGAGATTACACCACATATATTACAAGCACAAGATATTTACATTCAAAACCTTATAGGTACTAAATTGTATACAAGATTAAAAGCTGGTGTAATAGCCAATGATCTAAATGCTGATGAAGATCTTTTACTAAATGATTATGTTGGTAAAACACTAATGCAATACGCTTTATACATGATCTTACCTAGTATTAAATACAAAGTAGTTAATCAAGGTATTGTTAATGGTACGTCAGAAGAGACTGCACCTACCACCTTAGAAGAACTGAGATACCTTAGACAAACTGTTTTAGACACGGCAGAGTTTTATGCTACTCGTTTAGTAGAGTTCTTTAGAGACAACCCTGGTATGTTCCCAGAGTATACAAATCCTGGAACAGATGGTATGATGCCAGATAAAACAGATCAATATTTCAGTGGTCTACAAACTAATGTACCACTTAAGAGAAATCAAAACAACCTTTGGATATATGCGGACTGCGGAACAGACTGTGACCCCGATTGTTCCTCGTGCAACTAAGCCGACGAACTCGAACATCACAAAACTAAAAATATTTTTAAGTAAGAATGGGAAAAGTAGACAAAATACTAAATAGTTGGTTAAGTAAAAAACTGTTTGTTTTCTGTATAGCTACAGCTCTTGCACTCTTTGGCGATCTAACTTCATCTGATTGGGTGATAATTGCAACTACCTACATAGGTACGCAAGGAGCTATCGATGCAGTAGAGAGATTAAAACGAAACAACTAACTAACAAATTATATTTCTATATAGATGGATATACAATTAGCAACAAGAGACTACGCACTCTGTCTTAGTAACAATACTATTACAGAGCCAAATGGTGGAACATGGGTTTCAGCGGCAGCTCTATATTTAGGAGCAACTGAGCCTGTTAATGGTAGTTGGATCCAAGCACTATGTGCACAATTAGGCATTTCACAACCCTTATATGGGTCATGGGTAATAGCACTTGCAGATCATTATGGTATAACACAACCTGAAAACGGTACATGGTGGTGGGCAATTGCAAACACAGTATGTAACGGTGGTGCACCTCAAGTACCTTGTATCTGGGGCGTTAACACAAATACTTTTGGAATTGAAACTAGAACATTTGGTAGTACAGCACCTTGTGCAATAATACCTGTTGTAGATCTAGTATGGAATACTACAGATACTGACTGGAATTTAGAAGATGAAGAATGGGCAATAGATTTTAACCCTCCAGCACCTCCAGTATGGTCTTCATTTACAACAACAAATAATCTACAACCTTTAGTTAATGGTACTGCGGAAGCTTTTAGTACAATTAGTTTTGTAATAGATGCTCAAACTTATACTACTCTAACAGATAGTCTTGGTAATTGGCAAATACAAATTACAAATGATCTTGTAGGTGCAGCTGCACCTGGTACAGATTACTTAGGTAGTTGTACAGCGACAGATCCAGCAGGTAATACCTCATCGGCAGGTACAGCAACTATAACTTCAATAGTAACTACAGTAACATATAATTTTAAATTACAAGATACTTATGGAGATGGTTGGAACAGAGGTTACTGTAAAGTACAAAAAGAGTCTAGCCCTGGAAGTGGTGTATGGACAGATGTAAACTTTAATGGTAACCCATATGCATATGACAACTCGGCGGATATGACAAATGATGTAAATAGAAGGTATTATGCCACAGATATGGTTGCAGCTCAATTGAGTGGTCCTGCTGGAATTAGATTTGAATTATGGGATGAGAGAGATCCTAACTTCCCATCTACTAATGGTAGAGACTATAAAGGTGTAGTAGATGTTTATATAGATCTAGAACCTGGTGAATCATATCAAGTAGTTAGTGGTAATGCAGGTAGTTATTCAAGCGAAAGAATATGGACGTTATTTGATAACAACGGACTAGTACTTAATACTTATCAAAACAGTGGAGGTTGGGCACCAGGAAATGTACAATACACATTCACAACATAAAAAACAAATAAATAAATAAACACAACAACATATGTCAAGTTTAGTAAATAAAAAAATCAAAAACACGTATGATGGTTTAATTAAAACCTCAGACGAACTACCAATCGACGGAACACTTAAGAATCTAGAAGATGGTAATGGCGGAGTACTTCCAATGCAGGTTAGTACATCAACTGTTAACTTTACAGGTGGAGTTAACTTTACAGGAGCAACAGTAACTGGTATCGATCCAGGTGGTATGGTTGCAGGCGCTGGCGCAGATTCAATAAAATCCGCAGATGCATTAACTACTAATACAGCAAGTGCAGCGGGTCCTCAATCAATTGCTATAGGTGATGGTGCTACAACCGCTAATAACGACCAAATTGCTATTGGTAAAAATGCTGTAGCTAATCAATCAACAGGTGCTATTGCAATAGGTGCTAATACTATTGCTGCTGGCGCAGGTAAAATTGCGATTGGTAGAAATTCTAATGCAGGTAACGGGATGGCAATAGGACCTGACACTGATGGTGGTGTAGGTAGAAGTTTAGCTGTAGGTATTTCTGCTCAAGGTACTGGAAATGAAAGTTGTGCCGTTGGTGGTGATGCCAATGCTACTGGTCAAAATAGTACCGCATTAGGTGATAGTGCTGATGCCACTGCGCAGGAATCAGTCGCGGTAGGAAATAGATCTGAAGCTAATGCACAAGGAGCTGTTGCAATAGGTTATGACGTAACTGCATCAACAATAGATACAGTATCAGTAAAAGCTTTAGAAACACAAACAGATGGTGGTGTTAACATTAAAGGTGATGGTACGAACGCAGGTAAATTAAAATTATACTGTGAAGATGCAGGAGGAGCACACAATGTAACTCTAGAAGGACCAGCACATGCAGGTGGAGCTACATACTCTTTAAAGTTTCCTAACGTACAATCAACAGGTTCACAAATATTAGAAGCTGATTCTTCAGGTAACTTAGCATGGATTAACACACCAGGTGGTGGAGGTGGTTCTGCTGGTTTAGTTAGTGGTACTGGAACTGATTCTATGCAATCAGCATCTAGTTTAACTACTGGAGCTGCAAATGCTTCAGCAACAAAAAGTATCGCTTTAGGTGATAGCAGTTTAGCTTCAAGTGAGGATAATATTGCTATTGGTAATCAAGCTGAAGCAGCTGGAGATACTAGTTTCGCAAGAAGAAATATTGCAATTGGTTATGACTCTTTAGCAAACAACGAAAAAGATGTTGCTATGGGTGCTGCAGCACAAGCAACTGGTAGTAGATCAACATCAATTGGAGATAGTGCTAACGCATCAGGTGGTAGAGCAGTAGTTGTAGGTGCTAGTTCATCTGCAACGGCTTTTAGTTCATGTGTATTCGGAGCATTTAGTACAGCAACCGCTGAAGGTGCTACAGTAGTAGGTGGATATGGTTCTTCTGCAACAGCGGTAGATGCCATAGCAGTTGGTAAAGAAGCTGATGCTACAGCGATTGGAGCTATTGCAATTGGGAAACTTGCACAAGCAACCGCAGATGGAGCAGTAGCAATTGGTTCAGGTATCAATGCAGTTACAGCGGACACTGTAACTATGGATAAATTACAAATCTTAGATTACGCAAATATAAATTATGTAGATGATACTGCAGCGGCTGCGGGTGGAATACCTTTAGGTGGTGTGTATCACTATGATGGTGCTCTAAAGATTAGAATAGTATAATTAAAAAAATTAAATATATAACAATATGGCAACATTACAAAACGCACAAATAGATCAGTCGTTCGGTGCATTATTAAAAACAGACGACAATGGTAACATTACCGCAACGGCAAAAGCAATAACTGACGGTGCTGGTAATGCTACTAATATGGAAATGAGTAACACAGAAACTAAGTTTTCTAGTGGTACTGTAGATTTTACAGGAGCAACAGTAATTGGTGTTGGTGGTGGAGGAGCTGCAGGTTTAGAACCTGGTACAGGTTCTGATAATATGAAATCATCGGCTACATTAACTACTATCGCAGCAACAGCAACAGGAGATGGAAGTATTGTTCTTGGTAACGATGCAACAGATGGTGGTTCTACTAATGTAGTAGCTATAGGTGATGGCTGTCAAGCAAAAGTAGCTACAAATAATTCAATAGCTATTGGACAAAACGTTATAGGATCAGCATTCAATCAAAATAATATTGGTATCGGTAGAGATATTAATTATACTGGTAGAGATGCTGTTGCACTAGGAACAGATATAGATGACACAGCGGACAGCTCAGTTGCTATTGGTGATGGTGTAAAAGCAAATGGAGCTAAAGCTATCGCAATAGGTAAAGGTGCTCAAGCAACTGCTGGAGAAAGTATGGCATATGGAGAAGATGCACAAGCTACTGCAACTTCCGCTGCAGCATTTGGACAATATGCAGAAGCAACTAATACATATGCAATTGCATTCGGTAGAACTTCAGCAGCATCAGGAGATGGAGCTGTAGCTTTCGGTCAACAAACATCTGCCGCTCAAGCAGGTGCAGTTGCAATGGGAAGACAAGTAACCGCCGATACCGCAGATACAACACACGTAAGAGCACTTAAAATTGTTGCACCTAATGGTGGAACTGGTGGTAATGGTATTACAATGTTATCACCTGATGGAACTGCATCAGAAGTTACAGTAACTAATAATCAAGAATTAGCTATCAACGGTACAGCAATCGGTGGTGGTGGTGGTACAGTTTCTTTTTATGGAACTCCATGGACTCTAAATACACAATCAAGTCAAGATTTAGTATATGAAACTTTTACAATTCCAGGTGGTACATTTACTGTTGGTGATGTAATAGAAATTAGTACAATAGAATTTAGAGACGGTTTAAATAACTGGGGTTATTCATCGTTATGGATTTCAGATACAGCACAAACAGTAGGTAATGCACCTGTAAGTAGTGCTGCTAACTTCTCATTAGCACAGAAACAATCACCTAGTGCACGTGAGAACATTTATTACAACAAGAAAATGTTTATTAAATCTAATGGAACTATGGTAATGCCTATCAATGCTACAAATGATGTAGACGGAGGACAATCTGGAGATCCAACAGAAACATATAACATTAACTGGGCTAACGATCAGTATTTCTTCTACCAATTATGGAATGATTCAACTGCTGGTTCTTATACTACAAGTGGAACTTTGCTTAAAAAATTAAACTAATACTATGGGATACGTAAAATATATACACGACGAAGACGGTAACATAATTAGAGTACCTGATGATGAGAGAAACATCTCTGAACAACAAAGACTAGAAAATGAAATTGCTGCATTACAAGCTGAACTTGCAGCTCTTAAATTAATTGAAGAAGTAAACTAGTAGCGGCGCTGTTATTAGATTTATTTAGGCCGAGGGCTCTCAGAAATGGGGGCCCTCTTTTTTATGCAAAAGAAAGCCCCTAGAAAATGGCAAAATAAACTAGGGGCTAATGTAGTGGCTAAAAGAAAAATAGAAACATAATAAAATAACGCCACTACCTAATATGTATCTACATTTTTTTGAAACAAATAAGAAGTGCAATATATAATAAGTGATTGCAGTTTTGTGAGGACTTACTGTATTCATGATTAAATTTTGTTTAGGGGGTTGGATCCATGTTTTCCAGCCCCTTTTTTTAGGCTCCTTTTTTTCCAGATTTAGGGGATATATAAACTATAAGTATATTATTTTGAAACAAAGATTTACTTATGAGTATAATGAATGTAACAACGAAGTTACAACTAAATAAAATAAAATTATGTATAACACAAAAACAACCACAACAACAGAAGATTTACTACAAGAAGTAGTAGACACTCTCGAAAGAGAATCTATTTCCAACCTCAAATCAGACTTCACCGGATGGAACTTAGTAGAAGCAATAGAGAATCTATCCTTCGAACTAAAGAGATTAAATGACAGAGAAGAACAAAAGTAAAACAACCCGGGAGAGCCACACAGGCTCTCCCTTAATTAACCTAAATAAATTTTAACATTATGACACAACAAGAAATTGCAGTCTTCTTAGAAGACACGAGAGTACAGATCCAACAAGCGATCGATGAATCATTTAGACCTAAGTACAAATCAGATACTTGGTTGAAACAAAAAGATCTACAAGCAGTAGAAAGAATTATTATGCAACTAGTAGATAATAAAGAGGACGATGTGTTCTCTAATAAATGGTTAGTAGAACAAACAGGTTTTTCTAGTAAGTGTATCAGAGAGAACTTGGCTAAGCTTATTAAAAAGCATATAGTAAAGAAAATAGGATGTACACATAACTACACAACTGTAAAAATATTTTAATTATGGAATACTTAAAAACAAACGACGAGATAATCAATAGAATACACACTGCTAGGCAAGAAGACTATTGGGATTTGTATTTAGTTCAATTTGAAAATCAGATAGAAGAGTATACAGATGCATTTGAATGGGATAAAGCTAAAGGTGCGTGTAGCGAACTAAATGATATAGCTAGTAAGTTTCCTAAAAAATGGTGGACATTACAAGCTAGATACAACCAGACAGTACGCATTAATAGACAAGAAATAAAAGATTTATATAACGACGAAATAAACATTATAGAACATGAATAAGAACACACAGGAATTTTATGATGTATTATTTGATGCAAATGAATTAGTTTGTTTTAGTCAAAATGAATATGGTACTAAAGTATTTCCTGTAGCGCTTGGTTTAAAAGAAGAACATAGTTTTTTTACTGTTAATCCTATGAAAGTTGGTACTACACGAGCTGACTATAATGTTAGTGCGTATAGAAACCTAATGTTTGAGATTGATGAAGATATTAACAAGGATCCAATACCTAAAGAAGATCAGATTGCTATTCTTAAAAAATCTAAGTTACCTATCTCAACTCTTTTATGGAGTGGTGGTAAATCTTATCATAGTATTATTTCAATTGTAGATATTTTTGTAGAAGATAAAGCAGAATATCAAGCTTTATGGAAAGCAATAGCAAGTATTTTAAATAAGACCGCTGAAGATTTAGGGTATAATCTTAAATTTGATTCAGCTACTAAGAATCCTTCTAGATTTACTAGAGCTGCAGGTGCTGTTAGAATACATGCTGATAAAGCAAATGAAGAACAGAAAGTAACTAAAGTAAATAGAAGAATTACTAAGTCTGAGATTTTGATGTGGCTCGAGTCACACTCAGTTCAATGGTCTGACTTTCTACCTAAACCAGTTGAATGGACCGGTCCTAATACTTACAGTGATGCTCGTACACAAGAAAAGATAGATTTTATTTTAAAGTATCGTATGCAAAATATGGTATATGAAGACGGTAAAAAAGTATGGCAATATACATATGCAAGAAATCTTAGAAATACTGGACTAAATCAATCTGAAATTGAAACTGCTATCAGAACTCAATGTGGTGTAATTGATACAAGATTAGTACCACAGTTAAGAGATATATGTAATTGGACTAAACACCCAGACGATGAGAAGATATATGTCTGGACTATGGATGATAAACGTAAATGGGCACAAGAACAAGAACGTATAGAAAAGGAAGAGTTAGCTAATAAGATAACTAATGAATCTGATTCTACTATTAGATTTAATGGAGATATTGTTGATGTTAATGTTGGTGGTATTCATAATTACATTAGAGTTGGTACAAAGTATTATAGAGCTGATGGATCAGGTATTGATTTATGGGATAAGCAAACACTTAAGGATGATTTTGGTACACACATATTAAGAGATGATGCACTTAGAAAGTTTAGAGGATTTATTAATGAACCTAGTTATTTAGAGCGTATTGAACATGTTACTAAGATATTTGATAGTAGACCGTATGCATTCTATAATAAACATTGGTTTCCAAATTGGAAATTAACTCGAGGTGAATTTCCTACTACTCTTAAACTTTTAGATAAAGTTGGTATTGGTAATAGAGAAGATCGTCTACAAATGTTATTAGATTGGATTCAGTTATTAATTACTAAACCTAAACAACGTACTCGTGCGTTAGTATTAACTGGACCGCCAGAAACTGGTAAAGATACATTTATGGAATGGTTAGTTGATATAGTTACTAATCGTAATGGTATTATCTTAGAAGGTGCAGAAGTTGAGAATCCTTTTAACTCTCACTGGTCTGGTAAACACGTAGTATGTTTAAATGAGGTTAGCTTTGATTTAAAAGATAAGAAAACAAAGGAGCGACTTAAAAACTTACTAACTAGTGAAATGACTACTGTAGAAGGTAAAGGCGATCAACAGTATCAAGTAGATAACCATACTAAAGTAATTATGGCCACTAATAACATGCACGACTTTATGAGTATATCAGATAAAGAAAATAGGTATGTAGTATTAGAAATGCCAGAGCTTCAGACTTCAGATAAAGATCCTGATTTTAAAAAGAAGTTACGACAAGAAAAGTCTGCATTTTTAAATTGGATTATTAATGAAAGAGAGTTATGGCGTACTGAAAAACATGGGCGTTTTTGGCATTCAGATGAAGAGTGTGATACTCAAGCTGGTCGTAATCTTAAAAAGAATACTAAGTCTGGTTTATATGATGAATTAGAAGATATACTTACAGAACACTTTAGAATACCTCCAATGAAAAAAGAGGACGAGTACTCATTTAGAGTTAAATCATTAGGGCAGAAACTAAGAAGACACTTAGAAGAAAAAGGTGCTGAACAGAAATACTCTGATAAAGCAATTAAGTTTTGTTTAATGAAAGAATTTGATTTACCTTACAAAAAGACAATAAAAAAGGACGCATTTAATGCCGATGTTGAACAAAACCAAGAGCATTTTACAGTAACTAGAACCCATTTAGGATTACAATATGGATAAAAATGGAAATATTTCCACTTTCTTTCCATTTTCTGGACTAAAAGTGGAAAGAATAAATGTACTTTGGGCAACCTCAGAGTACATTTAGCTTCCTTTTTTCCACTTTTCTACTTTTTTTATTAAGTTAATAATTATATAATATACAATGAGGATAATAGGGGATATGGAGACTCGAAAAAAATGGAAAAATGGAAAAAACTAAATAGTATGACATTAACACATTACAAACAAAAGGTCCTTGATATGATTCAACTGGACTCGGATCCTAACGATAGACACATCCG